CGCTGCGTTCCTCATGGACCCACGCTGCACGCAACTCAAGGCCGCCATGATGGGCGGCTACCGGTACAAGCCCAAAGGCGACGGCGAGATCGACAAGGGCAAAGCCTCGCACGTGGCCGAAGCATTGCAATATCTGATGTTACACATTACGATGGGCGGTGAGTCGTTCAAGACACAGCGCCGCGAGATCAAGCAGGTTTCAGCCGCAGGCTGGACCTGAGATCGGGATGCTACCACCCGGGATGGTAGCCAGAAGGAACCTATACCATGGCCAAGAAAGTTCGTGAGCTCGCCAAGAACGACAACTCGAAAGAGGAGAAGTCTGAGACGGCCGCTATGCGCAAGCGCGAAGTTGAACCCAAAAAGAAAGGCAAAAAGTGATATGCACTATCGTAATGGTCGCTCCGCCAAGAATGGGGATAGGGTAGTAAAGCTCGAAGGCGGCAAGGTCGTATCGTTCGGCGTGCTGCACTCAGCTGTGGAAGGCAATGATTATTGCAATGGTAACATTGCGGTTGTCCAGCCAGCCAACGATTACGCTTGCATGGTGGACTGTCTTCACGTTGACGACGTGGCTGAGCTTCTTACCAAGGCCGAGCTGGACAAGCGTCCAGCCGGAAAGTGAGCCGACATACTACCTATTGACATAAGTTTAGGAAGCCTACTATAGTTTGATCTGCCGAGGTTCCCCATGTCCCGGCAACTGGGCTTTCCCCCCAGAGTTGGTCTGTTAGAAAACCCCCGGTTGGCCTCAGCTGGGGGTTTTCGTTTACCATACCACAGTAAGTTTACAGGCTATTGCGCATGAACAAGTTTTCAGGTAGCATGCGCGCCCATGAAGAAACCGACACCATCAAAGCGGCCGGTTAAGCGGGGGCCTAAGAAGTTTGCAGAAGGGGGCCTTGTACCCGACGCAAAGAAACCAATCCCTCAGATCAAGACTGGAAAGCTGTTCTAATGGCGGGGCTGCAAATCCTGCGCGCCGTGGGCAGTGGCGAGCTTGCCCGCATGGAGCAGGCGCGCACTAACGCGGAGCTTGAGGCCCGCCAACAAGCACCTTTGATCCAAGGACTTGCTGCGCATTTGCGCACCTGCTGGGACGCAGCCAAGACTGAGAAATCCACTATTGAAGCCATCATGCTCAAGGCCATGCGCCAGCGTAATGGCGTGTACGAAGCTGACAAGCAGGCGGCCATTGCCAAGCAGGGCGGCTCTGATGTCTACATGATGATCACCGAGGTTAAGTGCCGTGCGGCTGAGTCGTGGATGCGTGACATCCTGCTCGACGATGGCACCCCACCATGGGATATCGCACCCACACCGATCCCTGATCTACAGCCAGACGAGATGGAGCAGCTGCGCGCTGCCTTCGAGGACAAGGTTGTCGAGTGTCTGGGCACCGAAGGGCGCGCACCGTCCAAGGAAGAGATGCAGAGCATCTACGAGATGCTCCTGCAGAACCGCAAGTTTGACCTCATGCACGCGGCTGAAGCCCGCTGCGGGCGCATGAAAGACAAGATCGAGGACCAGTTTGCTGAAGGCGGCTGGGCCGACAGCTTCAACGACTTCATCACTGACCTCGTGACCTATCCAGCCGCGTTCATTAAGGGTCCCATCGTCCGGCGTCAGCGCACGCTGGGGTGGGCGAAGGACGCACAGGGCAAGACCATTGCTGTTCCCACTGAACGCATTGCGCCTGAGTACGAGCGTGTCAATCCATTCAACATCTACCCTGAGCCCGGCATCACCACGATCGATGAGGGGTACATTTTCGAGCATCATCCGCTGACACGGACAATGCTGTCTGAGCTCATTGGTGTGCCCGGCTATGACGATCAGGCGATCCGTGCAGTGCTTGCCGATGGTGGCTACACATCGTGGCTCAACATCAGCGTGACAAACGAGAAGGCAGCCAACGAGCGCAAGTTCAACACCCAGCTGCGCCCCACTGACATGTACGATGCCCTTGAGTTCTGGGGTAAGGTCAGCGGCAAGATGCTGCGTGATTGGGGGCTCACTGAGCAGGAAGTGCCAGATGAAGCCAAGGAATACGACGCCAACGTCTGGCTCATTGGCAACTACGTCATCAAGGCTGTGCTCAACTACGACCCGCTGGGTGTGAAGCCTTACTCCAAAACGTCTTTTATCAAGTGCCCCGGGGCTTTCTGGGGTAAGGGTATTCCTGAGATCATCGAGGACCTGCAGAATATCTGCAACGCTGCTGCACGTTCCCTTGTGAACAACATGGGCATCGCCTCTGGTCCGCAGGTCGAGGTCAACCTCGAACGCATTCCTCCGAACGAGGACATCACGCAGGTTTACCCATGGAAAATCTGGCAGGTGATCAACGATCCGATCGGTGCCAACCAGCCTGCTGTGCGGTTCAATCAGCCGCTTGACAATTCGAAATCGCTTGTCGAGGTGTATGAGAAGTTCTCGCGCCTTGCTGACGACCACTCGGGCATCCCCGCGTATCTCTATGGTGACACCAACGTGCAAGGCGCAGGGCGGACATCGTCCGGGCTGGGCATGCTTATGGGTGCTGCCGGCAAGGGTATCCGTCAGGTCATCATGCACATTGATGCTGATGTCATTGAGCCTGTGGTCAAGCGCCAGTTTGTCTACAACATGCGGTACGATGAGGATGAGTCGATCAAGGGCGACCTCATTGTGCAACCGAAGGGTGCTGTGAACCTTGCCACCAAGGAGCAGATGAACGCTCGTCGGGTCGAGTTCCTCACGGCCACAGCCAATCCGATCGACATCGAGATCATGGGCAAGGAAGGCCGCGCAGTCGTGCTGCGCGAGGTTGCCAAGGGTCTGCAGCTGCCATCCGATGACGCAGTGCCGTCACGCGAGAAGGCTGCCTACGACGCACATGTTGCGGGCTCGGCACCGCCTCCGGGTGGCCCACCCGGTGCACCGCCGTCTGTCGGGCCGTCGCCCGCAGCGCCCGGCTCTACCCCATTACACCCTGATGGTTCACCGAAAGGTGGACAGTCAGGTGCACTTGCAGTCCCACGTCAACTTGGTGGAGGGCAATAATGCGTCCGACCCCAGATGAGGCGATGATGCTGCAGGTCGTTGCGAAGGCCAATCCGAGGCTCGTTGAGTTCGTCCAGAAATGGGTGCGCGCCGAGCTGGATATTCTGCCTTCACAACAACAGGACGTGGCAAAGAAGCAAGGATATTGCCTCGCCCTGCAAGAGCTTTACAAGCTCCTCGTCCCACCTGCACCCGCGGCAAGGCAAGGCCCGCCGGGGGGAAATCAAGTTTAACATGCACACCGCATAGGAGCATATCGTGGCAGTACCCGAACAAGTTCGCAAGCAATCTGAGGCCATTCAGGCCCTCTATGCTGACCTCAACACCGATGCTGGCGCAGCCGCAGCTGCCGCCGAGGCTGAAGGTGCGGCTGGCGCAGAGGCTGGTGCCGACAGTGTTGTGACTGAAGTTCAACCAGCAGTGACCCCTGAGTCGATCACTGCTGCGCTCGCGGAAGCAGAGCAAAAATATCGGAGCCTTCAAGGGATGTACAACAAGGACAATGCTGCGCTGCGGACTGCTTCCCAGCGCGTGCAGGAACTTGAGGCGCTTATCGCATCGTTCTCCGCGGTTACCCCGACCCCAGCGGCCCCGGCGGCTCCAGTGCAAGTCACTGATGCCGACCGCGCTGAGTATGGTGATACCATCGACATGATGCGTAAGGTCACTCAATCCGAGCTTCACCCACTGCTGACACGTTTGGCAGCTGTGGAAACGGCGCTTGGTAACTTGTCTACAAACTTGAACACATCAGTTCTTCCACAGGTACGGCAGGTTGCTCAGCAACAGGCCATGTCTGCGGAGGACCGGTTCTGGACCACATTGTCCAGCGACGTACCTAACTGGCAGCAAATCAACAACGACCCGAAATTTCAGTCGTGGTTGTTGCAGGTTGACCCGCTTACTGGCACGACGCGACAGGCGTTCTTGGAACAGGCCCAGCAGAAACTTGATGTGCAAAGGGTGGTTGCCTTCTTCCGTGCGTTTTCACCGCCTGCCCCTGCAGCGGCTGCCGCAACCGACACGACTCAGCCCAGTGCATCAGAACTCGAAAAGCAGATTGCTCCCGGCCGCTCGCGCGGTGGGAAGCCACCTGTGAACCCCACTGCAAAACAATGGACCCCAGCCGAAGCCGCCAAGCTTTATGACGACAAACGCAAGGGTGTCTATGTGGGACGGGAAGCTGAATTCAAGAAACTCGAAGTCGATCTTTTTGCTGCGCAAGCGGAAGGTCGCTATAACGCAACCGCATAGATAAGGAACTACGACTATGGCATTTCCAGTCGCCTCTGGCCGCCCCTCTTACTCGGGTAACTTCATCCCCGAAATCTGGGCCGGCAAGCTGATCGAGAACTTCTACGACGCTACGGTTCTCGC